CTTGGTAACTGACCTTGGGTTAGACTTATATAGTAATATTGACGCGCTTATTGATGATATAAACTCTGTTGAGCGGCATATACCTAGTAAGTGGGAATGGTTAGATGAATGTCTTGGCGGCGGGTTCCTTGAAGCTGGTAAATCTCTATATGTTTTTGCTGGTGAGACTAATATTGGTAAGTCAATCTTTCTTGGTAATATAGCTCATAATATCGCTAAGGAAGGTAAGAACGTATTACTGGTAACCTTAGAGATGTCGGAGTTACTTTATGCTAGACGAATTTGTTCTAACGTTACGAAGGTACCTTTGAAAGAAATGGTTGGTAATACCCCGGCTATTAAGCAAGCTATTAAAGATGAAGATGGTAAAATTTTTATTAAAGAGTTTCCGCCGTCAACTATTACTGCTAGTCAGTTAAAAGGATTTATAAAGAAGTTTCAAGAGCAAGGTATTAAGTTAGATGCTATTGTTTTAGATTATCTTAACCTAATGCACTCTACTATGGGCAATAATTCATACGAAAGAATTAAACATGTAACTGAACAAGTTCGTGCGATGAGTTATTTGTTTGAATGTCCTATTATTTCTGCAACGCAGTTAAATAGAGCTGGATTCGACACTGATAACCCTGACTTAGCTACTATTTCAGAATCGATTGGTCTTGCTGCAACTGCAGATGTTATATGTTCTATCTTTCAAAACGAAGAAGATAGAGAATTAGGAATTATTAGATTAGGTATGATGAAGAATAGATACGGTCCGCGAGGAAATACTCAAGCAATGCGTATTAACTATTCTACTTTAACAATTGAAGAGGCAGATGATATAGAATTTGATGATGATGGTGATGATACCCTCAATATGTTAGCTGGCCTTGCACAATAAGGAACTTGTGGTAAATATATACAGTGAATATCCAAATATGGACTGATACCGATTTACACGGTGCTGGATCAGCATTAGTGTTAAAGTGGTTATATAAAGATGCTGATACATTTAGTATAAATGATGTAACAGAATCAACTCTTACTGGTCGTTTTAAAGGAGCACTCCATACCCTAGATCACTACGATAGGGTTTATATTGTAGATTTAGATCTAACCCCGGAGCAGGTAGAGCTTGTAGATAGAAATAATGTGGTTGTTATAGATAGTCATAAAAACCATGCAGCACATAAACACTTATATCAAAAAGCTAAAACTATTATAGATGCAGATGAATATTCTTCTATTAAGATAATACATCAAAAATTTAAATCGCATTTATCTCACCTAACACCTAATCAAATTAAACTAATAGAGTGTGTTGAATCGTATGATTGGTATAATCCTGAAAGCAAGGACTCGTTAAAGTTAAATGCAATATATTATAATCTTAATTCTCCGAAAACGGAAAATTTTATAACCGCATTTGAATCCGGATTAAGAGAATTTACAGTACATGAAAAAAATGCAATTAAACTCTACTTTAAAAAATTTAAAGACCAATTAACAAGCGACACCTTTACAGGTAAAATTAAAGATTATAACGTTATCGCTACTTTCGCGAATTATGCAATAAATGAACTAGGTCACTACTTAATTAAAAAGCATAATGCCGATATTAGCATTATAGTTAATACTCAGGCTAAGACTGTATCGTTTAGAAGATCAAAATCATGTGACGCTGATGTAAGTATTTTAGCTCAAAAGCTATGTAATGGAGGGGGGCACGCTGCAGCTGCGGGAGGTAAACTAACTGAGCAATTTGCATCATTAACCAAACAATTTACCCCATGTTAAGTATACATACTCCAAAGGCTCCATCCAGCACACTAATAAAAGACGAAACAGAGCATTTATTGCTATGCTTTTGTACATTTTGCTCCCAACTTAAGGGTAAAAAGTTATCACTACAAAATATTTTTATATTAGTATTACAAGAAGAAAAAATAAGGAACATTCTTAAACAACTTTTAACCATTGAAACTAACTTTGATGTAGTTAAACTATTTATAGACTTTGAACCATCGATTACAAAATCGAAATACATCACAAAGTTCCTTAACTCCCATTCTGATATAGATTTATGATTACTGAAAAAGAGAAGCATATATATAATAGTTTTTTATATGCATCTCGTAAGGCAAAAAATAAACCAGTTCGCCTTAGACAAAATTTTGATAACATACAAAGTAAAGATGAAGTAGCTTTAAAGAAGCTTAACCTACTTTTATCAAAATACACTCATATAAACTACAGCGACTTTTTTATAGCGCCGTATAAGGTATACGGGCCGGATAATTACTTCGACCTATCTTTCTTTAATACAAGAAGAGCAATTAAATGTTATTCAATGTATTGCAAGGATAAAGAAACACAAGACCCAGATAGTGAAGAGACTATTAATACGTTAAAAGAGTGTTTAAAGTTTATATATAGCTACTGTAATGATAAAAAAATAACGCTTGAGGAATATAAAACATATATTCCGGGAGTAGTTTCGGATCTTTTACCGGATAGTGCAATACCAGAAGTATTTTATCATTTAAAGAACCACCATATCAATTTTTACACGTTACATGCACTCAGTATGGATGCATCTGTTAAGGGTAAAGATGCAGAAATATTTAACTGGTTTATACCTGATTTTATAGATTTATATTCCAAGACACGTGTTAAGTTTTTTAGTTCCAAATTACTTAAAGACAAAGCTAAAAAAGGGTTAAAAATAATAGAACAAAAACTGTTGAAGTTTGGTTCTTAGTTACTATAATTATGGCATGAGTACTTTTAATACTTCAATGTTTCAATCAATTAAAGACGCGTTAGCGAGCTCTGAAAGTAAGGGTTCTGCTACATTCAACGAAATTATGCAGACTAAGGTCGGCAATACGTTTACGGTTAGGCTTTTGCCTTTTGCAAAAGATCCTAGTAAAACTTTCTTTCACTATTATAACCATGGATGGAATTCTTTTGCTACTGGTCAATATGTACAGACGTTAAGTCCGCAGACTTTTGGTGAGCGGGATCCTATTGCTGAAGAGCGCTTTAAGGTTCTTCGTACTGGTAGTGAAGAAGATAAAGAAAAAATGAGTGCTGTTCGTCGTTTGGAAAAATGGCTTGTTAATGTATATGTTATTGACGATCCTGTCAATCCGGATAATAACGGTAAAGTAAAAATTCTTCGATACGGTAAGCAGCTTCAAAAAATTATTACTGAAGCTATTGAAGGTGAAGATGCTGAAGAGTTCGGTCCTCGTATTTTTGATCTCGGCTCTGAGGGTGTTAACTTTAAGATTAAAGTTGAGCAACAAGGCGATTTTCCGACTTATGTTTCTTCGAGATTTACTTCTGCTGGTAAGATCGATTTATCGGAAGATGAACAAAAAGGTATCTACGACGGAGCATTTGACTTGACTGAAGTGTTTACTCTTAAGTCATATGATGAACTTAAAGAGATGTTTAACGAGCATTACTACTGTAAGACAGAAGATGAAAGTACCGCCCCGGAAACTTCAGCTCCTGTACCTACCGAAACCCCCACAGAACCCGAGCCAGTAGCTGTAGGTAGTAATGATACAGTAGAGGAAGATATTGACGACCTGCTTAAGGATCTTTAATTATGAATGAAGCAATGACACCTGAAGAAAAGGCTGCAGTTATGCAGTTTATGGGTCAAACGTACGGTCATTTTCATAAACATGATCAAAATATTATCGGAAATGCCGGGAACTTAAAACCTAAGTCTCATGAAGCTAAACAAATGTTTGAGCAAACTGCGAGAATGCCAACAGTTAACCCACATCACCAGCACCCACCGGCCCCAGCTCAAGCACCACCACCGCAACCACAGGCACCACCACCGCAACCGGTGCAGCCGGTTACACCAGAGCAGGCTGCTCAGGAAATTGCTGCAGCGCAAGCACCGCCTATGCCTGATCAAGAAGAATTTGATTTTTCCGAACCCGCTAAAATAGATAAACTAATTGACTTAATCGAAAAGCAAACTTTGATTTTAGAAAAAATTAGCTTAAAATTAGATAATGGCAAATCAGCTAAAAATCGAAAACAAAGGTGAGCTTTTAAAGCTCTTAGATGCTATTTCAAAAATAAACGATCAAGGCGTAATTCTTGATATTGAAAACGAAAAAGTATCTAGCTTAGTATCTAGTGTAGATAGTACTTTAATTTTATATTCCGAATATACTACTAGCTTAGGTTTTGAGGA